TATCCCAAAATGCCGCCTGCTGTTCAGGCGAAAGCTTTTTCATCTTATTAAGAGTGGCCTGCGCCTTTGCATCCAGCCCGTTCTCCATCTGGGGAGCGGGCTTTTCTTTTTGCTCTTCGCCGGTGAGCTCGTCTTTTGTAACGCCAAAATATGCAGCTAACTTTTCTAGCGTCACTTGGGATGGTTTTTTTCCACTTTTCCATCCACTGGGAGCAGCATTCGATAAACCGATATTTTTTGATACAGCCGTCGGAGATTCGCCACGGGAGGCACAAAGTCTCACATAGTTTTCGTAAAAAATGCCCATAACAGCGCTCCGTTTCTGTGCATATCTACGAAAGCTAGTAAAGTTAGTAAAAAATGTTGACAACTAACTCTGCTAGCTGTATAATGCTTTTGTCAGTTGAAATAGTTAACAAAACACAAAGCCCCGGCGGGAGCCCGCCTAAGCTGTTTTTACTTGTATTCTGCAACTACATAGTAACACACTTTGTAAACTTTTTCAACTGGTATTTGACACGGTGATAAGAAAAAATCTGCCTGCGGTTGTTTCACAGACAGACTTTTCACCGATTTGTCACCAGAACGCACTTGCACCCCGGCGGTAATGCAAACTTGCACGTCTGCACGTCTTTTACGCCGTTCTTGACGTAAAAGTAACGCCTGGGCTGCAAAAACAACTTGCAGGGCTATGGGTACGCCGCTTCCTTTGGCGGGTCGGCACCGCCTTGTATGCCCTAGCGCTTCACGCACTTGCTCGTGTCTGGAACTGGCTGGCTCAAAAGTTTGGTCATCGAAATCACCTGCCTTTTGAATCAGTTTAACTAGGAGCCTTGAACAGTATAGCAAATCGGTGCGCCGTTGTCAATTTTGTTTCAACTTACGTTTTAAAGGAGGTGTGAAAGTGCCTGAAAAATGGACAGGCCGTTTAGTAGGCCGGATGCACAACAACCAGATTACAGTAGACGACGTAGCAAAGCATCTTGGATTTTCGAGAAGCTACTGTTCACTGATTTTGAACAGCAAGCGCAACCCTCCCGGCATTCGAGAAAAGATGGAAACTGCCGTCAGCGAGATCATTAAGGAAAAGGAGGACAAAACGGCATGAGCGAATTAAACAATCTCATCCCCATTAGCTACGACAACCCGGAGCGCCCCACGGTGAGCGGCCGGGAGCTGCACGAGTTTCTTGGCGTCAAATCCAGATATAATGACTGGTTTAACAACATGACTGCCTACGGATTTGCCGAAAATGTCGATTATGTGTCGCTTACTAAAAATTTAGTAAACGGTGGACGTAGTACCGACCACCAGCTCACCATCCCAATGGCCAAAGAGCTGTGCATGATCCAGCGCAACGAACGAGGCAAGCAGGCGCGGCAATATTTTCTGGCCATTGAAGCCCAGTGGAACAGCCCGGAGGCGGTCATGCGCCGTGCGGTGCTTATCGCCCAGAAGCAGAACGACCAGCTCAAGGCCGCCAACCGCCAGCTTCTGGCAGAGAACAGCGACCTGAAGCCGGATGCAGAGTATGCCCGGGCGGTGTGCGTGGGCAAGAACTGCCGCACCACTACCAGCATTGCCAAGGATTACGGCCTGAGCGCCGAGAAACTCAACAGCATCCTTCACGGCCTGAAGATCCAGTACAAGACCAGCGACGGCCAGTGGGTGCTATACGCAAAGTATAGCGGAAAAGGTTACACCAAAAACCGCAAATCCACGCCGTTCCAGCACAAGAGCACCGGCGAGTGGGACACCAAGAACACCACCGTATGGACGGAAGCCGGACAGCGCTTTATCTATGAGCAGCTCAAGTCCGTGGGAATGCTGCCCAGCGTGGAGCGCAGGCAGAGCGTGGAGCAGATGGAGCTTGCCGCCCGGCAGCACAACCAGGACGGGGTGGCGTAACATGACACTGAACCGCATGAACGGTAAAGGAGGAGCAAGCATGAAAAAAGCTATTTTTGGCGTAGCGTCCGTATTGGCAAGCGCTTTGCTGATGGCCGGATGCAATAAGCAGGTTATTGATCTGACCTATGAATACAGCTGGGCGCAGCTGAAAATGCCCGACGGAACGATTGTCGAGGGCAAGCTGAATAGTTGGGATGATTACGAGGGTGACCAGCTGCAAGTGAAGATTGACGGTGTGACCTATCTGGTTCATTCGTCCAATGTTGTGCTGCGACATTGATAGAAAGGAGGACACCACCCATGAGTGAAAAGATCATTGCATACAAGGCCATGGACAAAAATATGCAGTGCCGTGGCAAGCAGTATGAGGTGGGCAAGACCTACCATGAGGACAAGGCCGACTGCTGCCACGCTGGTATGCACGCTTGCGAGAACCCGCTGGATGTGCTGCACTACTACCCGTTGAAGGATAGCCCGCGCTTTTTTGAAGTCGAGTGCGGCGGGAACGTGGATAAAAGCGGAGAGGGCAGTAAGCTGGCCTGCACTGAGCTGACGGTGAAAGGCGAGGTGAATTTTGCAGGGCTGGTAAAAGCTACGGTGAATGCCGTTTTTAATCGAATGAAGGGCAATGAACCTTTTTCCAGCGGCGATTGCAGCACAGCAGGTTCCAGCGGCAATTGCAGCACAGCAGGTTCCAGCGGCGATTCCAGCACAGCAGGTTCCAGCGGCTATTGCAGCACAGCAGGTTCCAGCGGCGATTACAGCACGGCGGGTTCCAGCGGCGATTCCAGCACAGCAGGTTCCAGCGGCGATTCCAGCACGGCGGCAGCCACTGGGGCTTATTGCAGCGCAAAAGCAGACGGAAAAGATAGCATTGCCGTTGTAAACGGCGCTTGCGGTAAGGCGTGCGGCGCACTGGGCTGCTATCTGGTGCTGACAGAGTACGATGATGACGGCCACATGATCTGTGCCAAAATGGCCCGCGTGGATGGTTCTGCCATCAGAGAAAACGTTTACTATACCCTCAAAAATGGCGAGTTTGTGGAGTGGAAGCCGTGAAGAAGCACTACAACAAGCGCTGGCTTGAACAGCGCTGGGATGCAAGGCAGCCGGAACGGTTGGAGCATATCCGGCTGAAACGGCATCTGAGAAAAAAGGAGGGGTGCGGCAGTGAAGCCGAGCATGGGAATTGCAGAGTGCTGCCAGATCATGCGCGACAACAACATTTCAGTGAGCGAGCCGATCTTTACCGGTATGATTCAGGCCGGTAGCTTCCCGGCATGGGCGGTGCCGTCTATTGACACCAAGAGCGCCGCTCCGCTGATCTCCCGTGCCGGATTTATGGCGTGGGTGAAGGATTTTTACAAGCTCGAAAAGGTTTATACAAAGGAGGACCCGAAAGAATGAAACTCAAATCTACTACTTACTACTGGTTGGCTGTCGTTTTTGGCGGCGTTGGAATGGGCGCAGCTATGGGCGCAGAGGGTACCGCGCAGACCACCGGATACATCTCCGGCACGCTGTTTGCAGTGTCGCTGGTGCTGATTTTGGCCGCTGTTCTGCTGGCTCGTCTGGGCTTTGCCGCAGAGGACAGGGAGAGAGCCGCAAAGCGGCGCAAGTACGGCAGGATCAACCGCACCCACGCCCGCAACCCGGAATACCAGGAGAATCAGGAGCGTGGGGCATGATGACGGCCAAAGAGTACGTTGAGGGCAAGGTCAAATCCTACACGCGGCTTGCCGAACGCTGCAGGCGAGAAGCCGAAGCCTCAGATGACACTGTTGTTCGGGCCGAATACTCCGCACGGGCAAACGTCTGGGATATGTGCGCCGAAGAAATGGACAACGTGCGAGAGATCCTGGAAGAGGAGTCGGGGGAGATCACGTATGCCTGACACTGTCCACCATGTCATGTGGTACACCGTGTATGACGCAAAAAAAGAAGAGCCTGCCCGTGTGCCAACACGGACAAGCTCAAAGAGTGATGAGTCTCGCCGCCCATCACCACAAAAATAACATAAAACAGGAGGTTTTACAAGTGGCACTTTTGAGAATTTACGATGTGGAGCAAGAGCCTCCAGCGCTTGTTTCGCAGCAGCAATTTCCGGTTACTTCGGATGCAATTGTGATTGCCGATGAACTGGCAAAGAGAAAGCCCGAACGGCTGTACAGGGTGTTTGACACCGATATGAACGTTGTGTATGCGAGGTGAATATTTATGCAAGAAGAATTGACCGTCCGGGTGGAGCACCCGGAACTGCCCGCTATCCGGTGGAATGAAGCTGAGGTGCAGCAGAACCTGACCGAGATGCTGGCCGCCTACACCGGCCGCGTCTACACCCCGGAGACCATCAAGGATGCCAAGGCCGACCGCGCCGCAGTGAACAAGCTGGACAAGCAGCTCAGCGATGCCGCCCGCAGCGCAAAGGCCTTTTACATGAAGCCGTTGGAAGAGTTCTTGCAGAGCGCCAAGCAGATGCAGGGCCAGTGTAAGGCCGTCTCCGGTGCCATTGACCAGCAGGTCAAGGCGGTGGAAGAAGCCGAACGGCAGGACAAGGCCGACGCCCTGCAGACTGTCTATGCGGACTGCATCGGCGAGCTGCGGGAGATGATCCCATTTGACCGCCTGCTTGTGCCCCAGTGGCTCAACAAGACCTATGATTTGGCAAAGGCCAGCCGGGAGCTGCGCAAGAGCGTGGAGACCCGGCGGGAGGAGCTGCGGCTCATCCGGGAGAACTGCGGCGAGGACACCGAAGCCTGCACCACCGAGTATCTGCGTGAACTGAATCTGAACGCCGCCCTCGTGGAGCACAGCCGCCGCCAGAATGCCCGGGACGCCCAGCGCCGCGCAGAAGCCGAGAGAATGGCCGCAGAGCGGGCGCAGGCCACCGCTCCGGTCGTTATCCCTCCGACCGATGAAGAACGCCAGATCGCCGCAGAAGCAGTTCAAACGGCGCAGGCCAATGCAGCCATCACGCCGGATGGCAGGTTGGATTTCAGCATGCTTCAGAAATTTGCAGAGCCTGAACAGCAGGAGGCTCCGGTCCGCAAGAAATACAGCTTCTGGGTGGAGTTCACCCCGGAGGACATCGCATGGTTCAAGCAGGGGGCCGCAGAGCGCGGCTTCCGGTATGGTTCTGTTAAGTAACGCAGGAGGTAATTTATATGGCATTCACTCGCAACGGCGCATCTGCGCCCACCACGTCCGCACCCGCTTCCGCCCCGGTCCAGGGCACCACAGCCCGCATGGCTGCTATGCAACAGCGCGCCGCCCAGAGCACGGCCCTGCAGGCCGCTTCCCCGTCCGTGCCGGTGGAGATCACCGCCGCAGACGGCCAGCATTTCACGGTCAGCTTTTCCGACGTGCGCAACTTCATCTGCGCCAAGGCCACCGACGCCGAGTGCAAGATCTTTCTTGAGACCTGCAAACAGTACCGGCTGAACCCCTTCACAAAAGAGGCCTATCTGATCCACTACGACAACAACAGCGAGGACACCCCCAGCACCATCGTCCTGGGCAAGAACTGTTACATGCAGATGGCCGAACGGCACCCGGCCTTTGACGGCTTTGAGGCCGGCATCATCGTGCTGGACACGGAAGCCGGGCAGCTGGACCACCGGGAGGGTTCCATCGTCTATGAGGGCGAGGAGCTTCTGGGCGGCTGGGCCAAGGTATACCGGAAAGACCGCACCCGCCCCAGCTACGAGGAGGTGAAGCTGGCCGAGTACGACACCGGCAAATCCCTCTGGAATGGCAAGAAGGCCACCATGATCCGTAAGGTGGCCCTGGTGCACGCTTTGCGTGAGGCATTCCCGTCCACCTTCGGCGCTCTGTACGATGAGAGCGAGGTGCATGTGGACGCCGAAAGCACCGCCCGCGAGGTTCCGCCCGAAGAGCTGCCGGTGCTGGATCCTTACGCAGGATCCAACCGCCACCGCAAGACGGCAGGCACCCCGATCCCTGCCCCGGATGCACCCTCTGCAGAGGAAAACGCCGATGACCCGTTTGGCGGTGATGATGCATGATCGTCCAGACCAAGAACGGCATCATGCTGCACGGTGAGATTGCCAAAGACCCGGTACTCCGGGACATCGGGCAGAAGCGGGTGCTGAAGTTCGACCTGAAGGCCAGCCGCACACAGGATGAATCCGGCAAATGGCAGAGCTTCTTTGTGGGCGTGAACCTCTGGCACGGCATCGACCAGTGGGACGGGATGCTGCAGAAAGGCGATCAGGTCACGGTTTTTGCCAAGAAGTTGAAAGAGCGGGAGTATAACGGCAAGACCTACTACGACGTGGACGCGGATGATGTTCAGCCCGGTGGGCTGGTGACATTCCGCTGGCTGCAGCAGATGATCGACCTGATGGCACAGCCCGGTCCTCCGCCGGAACCTGCAGAACCGGCAGCAAACCCGGCAGATCTGCAGGGTGCGCAGATGTACCCCGATGAAACGCTTGCGGATTACGCACCGCACAGCACTGCCGCGCCAGAACCGGCTCCATCTACCGAGTATGACCCCATCAACGAAGACGCAGAAGATCTCCCCTTCTGATTTCGCAAGCTGTGCTATCCGGCTATACGGGCGGGCAAAGGAGGTGAGCAAGTGGCAAAAGAAGAAAAAAAGTCGTTTGTAGCGTATCTGGATTGGTTCGACGCGCTGGAAGAGTACACGGATGCCGAAGTAGGACAGCTAATGCGGGCTTTGGCAAAGTACGTCCGAACAGGCGAAAAACCAACATTTTCCGACCGTGGAATGCGCGGAAATTTCCGATTCATGTGCAATGGCGTGGATTCGGCTGCAGAAAAGTACGAGAACGTCAAGCAAAAGCGCCGGGAAGCCGGAAAAGCCCGTGCTGCTCAAATGCAAGCAAAATCAGCAAATGCTAGCACATGCTACCAAGTGCAAGCAAGTGGTAACTATAATGATACTGTTACTGGAACTGGAACTGTTACTGGAACTGTTACTGGAACTGGAACTGTTATATCCCCTAACGGGGATATATATAATAGCGCCGCCCCCGCCGCCGTTGACGTAGAACTTTCAAAAATCGTCCAGCATTATCAGCAGGCTGTTGGGGACTTCCCGCGCTCTGCACTGGACAAGCTGCAGAAGTGGCGGCAGGAGTACAGCACAGAGATGATCCTGCTGGCGATTGACAAGGCCACAGAAGCCGGAAAGCGCTCGTGGAACTACATCAACGGCATATTGTCCGGATGGAAACGGGACGGCCTGCGCACACCGGGGGATGTGGAAGCCAACGAGCAAAGCCGGCAAGCCAGACCGAGAGGCAAGCAGCCAACCGAGACCGTAGACGACCAGCTTGCACGGGTGCTGGCGAAGATGGACAGAGAAAGAGGGTTTGAGACATGACACGGGAAGACGTGGCAAAGCTGATCCGCATGAATTTTGTGCTGTACAAGCTGGGGTCTAAGCCACTGACCGATGAGGAGATGCAGACCACCATCGATGTGTGGGCGTACCAGTTTGGCGACTATGACGGCGATACTGTCAAGCGGGCTTTTCTGGCGGCGAACCGGGTATGCGTTTATCCGGTCACGGTAGCCGACATCTTCAAGCAGCTTTCCCAGTGTCTTGACCCGTCCGCTGAATGGGAAGCTCTGGCTGTAGCGGCACGCAAGGCACAGACATTTTTGAGCTGGCGAAAGTTCCCGATGGTGATCGGCATTGACGAAAAGGGCGGGCTGCTGCGTAGTGACGGACAGAAAGAGCTGAAAGCCCTGTATGACCAACTCCCCCCGGCGGCAAAATCCTATGCCGGAAGCGTGGGAGGACTTGCAGAGCTGGCTGAAATGCCAGACCTTACATACCGCCGTGCCGAGTTTTTGAAGCAGGCGCAGGCAGATATCACCACCGCCCCGCGTGAAGCTGCAAGGCTGCGGGCGAGCGAGCCGACAAGAAAGGAGATTGAAAAATGAGCGATAAAAGATTGATTGACGCGAACGCTTTGCACAAGCGCATTGAAATGAACCTTCGTGCAAGCAATCCGTTCACTATTGAAGAATGCTGCTATAAGGATGCCCTGAACAGCGTGGACGAGGCTCCAACCATCGACCCGGAAACACTGCGGCCGACATGGCGCAACCCTGAAACGGACCCGCCGAAAGTCGAAGAAGATGTGCTGATTCTGTTTGAAACCGCCTGCGGTGGATATGGGATTACGACGGCTAACTACGAAGATGGCACAGTCTTGTCCCAAAAGAGCGCTTTCTACTGGGAAGAAATTTTCGAGTGGGGAACCTACGATAAAGAAAGCGATGATTACTTTATTCCTAAAGGCTGGTGGGAATATCGTTATTTCAACCAGGATGACATTTACAATAACCGTGTAGATGCTCACGTGGTTGGCTGGATGCCGCTGCCGCCGAAGGAGATTACAAAATGAACGAATTTATCGACCGCGAAAAAGCCATCGCAAACATCAAAGCGGCATATTGCTGTGGCTGCGAAAATTACAACGGCGTAAGATGCCGCGCGTGTCAGATTATGGATGCGATGGATGTGCTGGAAGACGAACCGGCAGTGCCTGTGATTGATGCGAAATCCATGGAAAAGTACCTGACCGACTGGAAAGACGGGCTGGCCGGGAGCGAAAATTGTGGGGACTTGTACGCAATCAGGGCAAAGCAAACGGTTCAGGTGCTGAATACCATACTGAACCACATTGGTTACATGCTCAATGGTGACAGCGGGGTGCAGACCGATGGTAAGACTTGAACCCTGTAAAGACTGCCCCGACCGGCACCCGATCTGTCACGACAGCTGCCCGAAGTACGCAGAGTACAAGCGTCAGCTGAAGGAGCAACGTGCATACACGAAAACCAGGAATGCGCTGGAGTGCATCAGCAAGAACGCATTCAATCAGGAATTTTGGATGGGAGGAAGAAAACGGTGAAAGTGCTGATCGCCTGCGAGGAATCGCAGGAAGTATGCAAGGCGTTTCGGGCCCGTGGGCATGAAGCCTACTCGTGCGACCTGATCGAGCCGTCCGGCGGGCATCCTGAATGGCATATTCTCGGTGACTGCCTAAAGGCTATTGAGGGGGGCAGGTCGTGACCATGGACGGAATCGCGCATGATGTGCCCAGCTGGGATATGATTATCGCATTTGTCCCCTGCACAAAGACGAGCAACGCAGGAGCAAGACACCTGTACAAGGGAGGAAAGCTCAATCTTTCCCGGTATTATGAGGGATTGTGCGGAAAGGCGCTTTTTCTTGCCGTGTGGGCAGCTGATTGCGAAAAAGTTGTGATTGAGAATCCTACCCCCAGCAAGATTTTTGATTATCCAAAGCCTACGCAGGCAATACAGCCCTACGAGTACGGACATCCATACAGCAAGAAAACGCTACTGTGGGAGCGCGGCGTACCGCCGCTGCACCCGACAAACATCGTAGAACCTACCGCGACATGGTGCCCGTCTGGGTCTTACTCGCACAAGCATGGTGAGCAGCACAAGGGAATGTTTACAACTGACCGGGCAAAAAACCGGGCAAAAACTTTTCCGGGCATTGCAAAAGCAATGTCAGAACAATGGGGGTGATTGTATGACACAGAAACAGTTTATCAAGCAGCTGATGAGCCGCGGCGTTTCGCATTCGGATGCCTGCGGGTTGGTGGCCTACATGAAAGAGCTTCGCCAGCTGATCGAAAAGCATGAGGACGTTGTGATGCTGGCGGATGCAAACACAATGCGGTTCGTCCCGGCAAAGGTTTACTCCTACGAGGAAACCTTCCAACGGATGCAGGAAGGGAGGGACATCTTTTGCTGAAAACCATGAAGATTGTACTTTACGGCGACCCCCGCACAAAGAAAAACTCCGCCCGCATCCTCAAGGCCCACGCAAACCGCCGCATTGTGGCCCCCAGCGAGGCATTCATGCAGTATCAGGAAAAGTGTCTGTGGCAGATCAAGCGGCCTTACAACCCCATCACAGCCCGCGTGAACGTGAGGTGCGTATACTACATGAAGACCGCCCGCCGGGTCGATCTGGCAAACCTCATTGAGGCGACCACTGACATTCTGGTAAAAGCCCGCGTGCTGGAGGACGACAACAGCAAAATTGTTGCCGCCCACGATGGCAGCCGGGTGGAGCTTGACCGGGAGAATCCCCGGGTGGAAATCGAGATTGAAGAAATGGAGGAGTAAAATGCTTGATATGCTATTTGAAGTTGCAAGCACGCTGTTCATGGCAACACTTGCAGGATTTTTCATCTGGTTTGTTCTTAGCGATGGCAACCCAATTGAATATTTCAAGCGGTGGCTCAACCGCAACAAACCTTGCCTTTGCGACCGGTGCGTTTTCTTAAATCAAAAATTTGGGGCGTCAGAATCCGGATATCACTATATCTGCCGGAGAAGTGACAAAGACGAAGGATACATAAATCCGCCCGAATATTGCAACGATTTTGAAGAAAGGAGCAACAATGACCCACACATGGACACCTGACACTGACACGCAGAAGCCGGATGGAACCGATTACCTCACCGTTAAGGCGTGGCTGAACCGCTACCGCGAAGCAGAGAAAAGATACTATTTGCTGTCTGACCGTCTGGCCGAAGCACAGGAGGCCACCCGGCACATCACCCAGAGCCTCAGTGCGGTCCCCGGCGGCAGCAAAGATGGCCAGAGCCTTGCCCGGGCGGTGGAACGCGAGGAGGAAGCGGAGCGCCGCGCTTATGAGCAAAGAGCGGTCTGCGACAGGCTGTTCCTCGAGATTAGAAACGCGCTTGCCCAGATCCAGAACGAGAAAGCATACACGGTGCTGTACAAGTACTATCTCGATTGCCTCACGTGGGACAGGATCGCAAAAGATATGAATTATTCTCTGCGCATGGTCTATGTCTTGCGGCGCAAAGCAATGGAGGAGCTGAGCCTTTAAAAACATTGCACTGTCATTACATTGCGGTTTCACTATCGCATGGTGTAAAATTGTATCATCGGAAAAGCCAAAAGGCAAACCGATGCACGCAGCCTCCGAAACGTGTCCCTTCTTAGCATTTTCCTCCTTTTCTGTTTGCAGGTATCGGGCTTTGCTATCTCTTCACGTTTCGCGGGCTACTTCTATGCGATACACTGAAACAAAGGCAGCCTGCCGCTCATGAGAGACAGGAGGCGGTTCGATTCCGCCGTATCGCACCGTATGGCGCATGGACTAGACAACCCGCAAGGCCGCACGTGCAACCTCCCGTGCCGAGAAAAGGCCTTAGAATCCTTGCCAAGGTGTAGCTTTCCTGACAGGATGTGCGCCAACCAACAGCCCCGGCGTCGAACCGGAGCTGTTTTTATATGGCCGCCTGAGCGCAGTATGGAGCGCGGCGCGTGTGTGTAGACACGGCTGGTTCGATCCCAAGGGCGGCTTTTATACTCCGGTAGCTCAAGTGGTAGAGCAGCGGTCTCCAAAACCGCATGTTGCAGGTTCGAGCCCTGCCGGGAGTGCTTGCGTGCCCTATGAGGAGGCGGCGCAATAGCGGGGCATCCGGCCGCGAAAGTTCCGGATGCAGCAGCGCCCACCGTTTGACGCATGTCCAACGAACTGAATGCACGGGTGCTGCTTATATGCCGTCATAGCTCAATTGGCAGAGCGCCGTCCATTTAAGGCGGGACAACGTTGGTGACACCACGGGAACATCACTGCGCAGCCAACCACTGCGCACATCCATTTTGTGGGTGCTGGTTCAAATCCAGCTGGCGGCACATTCGATATTCTGACCGTTCGGATTTCCGGGCGGTTTTTCTTTTGCGCAAGTTTAGAGAGGTGGTGGCGGTGGGGGCAAAACTGACAGACCGACAGAAAAAGAAAATCATTGCGGACTATGTACAGCTCCACAATTACCGCAAAACTGCCAAGCTGAACAACGTCGCCGAAAGCACTGTGCGCAAGGTTGTGAGAGAAAATCCGGTATGTGCAGATTTGTGCGCCTTAAAAAAAGAGCAGAACACCCGGGATATGCTTTCATATCTGGACAGCAAGCGCGGGGAAGCACAGGATCTTCTCGGGTTGTACCTTCAGGCGATGGCCGACCCGGACAAAATTGCAGAAGCGACGCTGCCGCAGCTGTCCACGGCGTTCGGCACCATCGTGGACAAGTTTGCCATGCTGGGAGACCAGAGCGGCATAGAAGCCCCGGACGATGGCCTGCTTGAGGCCTTGAGCACCGCGGCAGACATCAGCCCTCCGGATGACGTGGAGATGCTGCCAGAGGAAGAAGACGACCATGCGGAAAAGTAACGGTTTTCGCTGGAAAGCCCTCAGCCAGCGACAAAAGCAGGTCCTGAGCTGGTGGACACCGCAGAGCGCATACAGCGGCTACAACGGCATCATCGCCGATGGCGCTATCCGCTCGGGCAAGACCTTTGCCATGAGCTTTTCTTTCGTCCAGTGGGCTATGACCTGCTTCAGCAGCCAGCAGTTTGCCATGTGTGGCAAGACCATCGCCAGCTTCCGGCGCAACGTGCTGGGCACGCTCAAGCAGCAACTTGCAGCCCGTGGCTACAACGTCAAAGAACACCGGGCAGAAAACTGTATGACCGTCAGCAAGGGCGGAAAAGCCAACGCATTTTACTTTTTTGGCGGCAAGGATGAGAGCAGTCAAGACCTGATCCAGGGCATTACCCTTGCCGGGGCATTCTTTGACGAGGTGGCCCTGATGCCGCAGAGCTTCGTCAATCAGGCCACAGCCCGTTGCTCTGTCACCGGGTCAAAGTTCTGGTTCAACTGCAACCCGGGCAGCCCGCAGCATTGGTTTTATCTCGAGTGGGTGCGCAAGTGCCGTTCCCGCAAGATGATGTATCTCCATTTCACGATGGACGACAACCTTTCGCTTTCCGAGGACATCAAGGCCAGATACCGCAGCCAGTACAGCGGCGTTTTCTATCAGCGCTACATTCTGGGCCTGTGGACGGTGGCTGAGGGTCTTGTATATGACATGTTCGACCGCAAGAAGCACGTCATTGACGTGCTTCCGGAGCTTTCGACAAAGAGCACCTATGTGGCGTGCGACTTCGGCACCCAGAACGCAACGGTCTTTTTGCTGCTCCAGAAGCAAGCAGATGCAGACTGCTGGATCGTCACCCGGGAGTACTACTACAGCGGCCGCGAACAGAAGCGGCAAAAGACCGTGGGAGAGTACGTCACAGACCTCAAGGCGTGGCTGAAGGGTCTCAAGCCGGAAAGGATCATCGTTGACCCCTCTGCCCTGCCCCTGATTACAGAACTGCGCAAGAACGGCTTTACCCAGACCCCCGCAAACAATGATGTCCTGAGCGGCATTCTGGACGTGCAGACCATGCTGCAGACCGGGCGGCTGAAGATCTACAAAGACTGCAAGCACACGCTGGAAGAGTTCGGCGTGTACGCTTGGGACCCAGACAAAGACGACACCGTGCTGAAGGTCAACGACCACTGCATGGACGCTATCCGCTATTTCGTGCGCACAAAGCGCCTTGTAAAACTGAGGAATTGATTTTGAGCACTGTATATACATTCCAGACCTTTCAGCAGGCGAAAGCCGCCGGGGAACAGCCTGATTTCATCCGGCGGTTCGTGCAGCAGCACTGCGCTTCCGGGCCTTACAAGATGGCTCTGGATGCCGACCTGTACGATGCCCAGAAAAACCCGGGAGCTGAACGCTTCGCTCAGACTTACGCTTTAATGCTGAAACGCCTGTCCAAAAACACCAAGCAGGACACCCCACACCCCGATATGGTCAAGAGCAATCTTTTCCGGCGGCTTAACAAGCAGCGGGCAACCTACTCCCTCGGCAACGGCGTGGTCTTTGCGGACGATGGCGTGGACAAGGAGAGGCTGGGGCAGAACTTTGATGAGCAGATCCAGAAGGCCGGATATTTCGCCCTGATCCACGGCGAGAGCTTTGGCTTCTGGAACAACGACCATCTTGTGATTTTCAAGCTGACCGAGTTTGCGCCCCTGTACGATGAAAAGACAGGCCTTTTGCAGGCGGGTGTGCGCTTCTGGCGGCTGAACCCGGACACGGATATGCACTATATCCTGTACGAGCTGGACGGCTTCACTGAGTACACGGAAAGCAAAATCGGCAATGTGATGCAAGAGACAACGCCGAAGCAGGCATACAAGAGCGTGACCGTCACCACACCCGGCGGCGGGCTGGAAAGCATAGAGGGCGAAAACTACAGCGCTCTTCCCATTGTGCCGCTGTGGGGCTCCGACCTGCACCAGAGCACCCTTGTGGGTCTGAAAGCCTACATCGACAACACCGATTTGGTGATGTCCGGTTTCTGCAATGACCTGCAGGACTTTTCACAGATCTACTGGCTGTGTGAGAACTTCAACGGCATGACCGATGGTGAGCTGCAGGAATTTCTTGTCAAGCTGAATCTGTACCACATTGCAGGCGCAGACACCAGCGAGGGCGGAAAGGTCACCCCCTACACCACCGAGATCCCTGTGACGGCCCGGCAGGCTCTGCTGGAGTTGCTCCACACCCGGGTGTATGAGGACTTCGGCGGCCTGGACGTGCATTGCGTCAGCGCGGACAGCACCAACGACCATCTGGATGCAGCCTATGAGCCGCTGAACCAAAATGCGGACAACTTCGAGGCACAGATCAAGCCGTTCATTCGGCAGATTTGCGCACTGGCTGGATTTGAAAACGCTATGCCGACATTCAATCGCAGCAAGATTACCAACACCGCTGAACAGGTCAGCATGGTGATTTCCGAGGCCGCCATCATCGGGCAGGACATGGCCATTGACCTGCTGCCCAACCTGACCCCGGAACAAAAGGAGCAGGCAAAAGCCGCGCTGATGGCTGAGAGCGCAGCACGGGAGACCGTGAACAAGGAGGAGGACGACGGTGATGAAACGTGATTTCTGACCGTGACCGCATCTCTACCCGTCAGCTGAACCGCCTGCGCCGGCGCATTCTCTGGGTGTACGGCACCGCCCGCCGGGAGATGCAAGAGCAGCTCACCGATTTTCTGGAAAAGTACCGAGCTTTGGACGAGCACAAGCGGGCGCAGCTGGACGCAGGCGAGATCACCGAGGATGACTACCGAATCTGGCTGCAAAATCAGGTGTTTCAGTCCGATTTGATGCACGCAAAGCTGGACGGCATCACGCAGACCTGCACCACAGCCCAAGAGACAGCCTACAAGCTGGCCCGGGACGAGCAATACAAAATCTTTTCCTTTGGCGCAAACTGGGCTTTCTACGAGCTGGAACAGGCCGCAGGCGTGACGTTCGGGCTGACCCTGTACAACACCGAAGCGGTCAAGCTTCTGCTGAAGGAGAATCCCCGCATGGTGCCCAACAAGCGCATCAAGAGCGAGAGCAACCGCACCTATGACGCCCGGGTGTTCAACCGCTACGTCATGCAAGGCATCGTGCAGGGCAAGAGCGTCCACGACATCGCCGTGCAGGCCGTAAACGGCATGGCTGATACGGAGATCCACTGGGCCATGAACAACGCTATCACAGCCCTTACCAGTGCCCAGAATGCCGGGGCTTTGCAGCAGATGCACAACGCCCAGGCTTTGGGCATCGAAGTCAAAAAGCGGTGGAACTCCACCCACGACTACCGCACCCGTGAGATGCACCGCCTGCTTGACCAGCAGACGGCAGAGCTTGACGAACCGTTCAAGGTCATGGGCTACGAGATTCAGCGCCCCGGCGACCCCAACGCCGCCCCGGAGATGGTCTACCACTGCCGCTGTGTGCTGTCCTCTGCGCTGGGCAAGTATCCCCGGCAGAACGCCATGCAGCGGGACAATGTGACCAAAGAGACCACCCACGTTATGGACTACACCGAGTGGTATAAATCCAAGGGCGGCAAGGAAAAAGAGCAAATGTGGTGGGCGGAAGAGAGAAAACGGAGAAAGGAGAGCGAAAAGCATGAAAAATAAGAAGTTTGGAATTGTCGTAATCAACGATGACTTTTTCTTGAACTTTTGCCGTGATTTTAAGTCCCCGTGTGGTTACATTAAGCCAAAACAAGCGCGGCCTTCCTACGGAAATGGCGCAAAGCCGCATGGAGCACACAAACGCATTATTAGGACAATGGAAGGATTCAGAAAATGAAAGAAGGGATGAACTGTGATCTTGCCGATGGAAAACACTGAAAAGATGATTTTTCCGGGCGTTGGCAAGTATGGCATCCCTGAAATCAAGCCGGAAACGGACATCCGTATTGACAAGCTGGAATGGATCCCGGTCAATTATGCGCTGACGGCCAAAGACAAGGCCACAAAAGGCGTGCATTTTTACAAGGACGATTACCAGTTTGAACGGTTCTGGAACAACCCTGACAAATACATTCCCCTTTTGCAGCAGTTCGGCGCTGTATGCTCGCCGGATTTTTCTTTGTACAGCGATATGCCGCTTGCGGTACAGCTTTTCATGCACTACAAAAAGCACTGGCTGGCGGCATACTGGCAGGCGCACGGCATCCACGTCATTCCAACGCTCTGCTGGTGCGGTGAGCAAAGCTATGACTGGTGCTTTGACGGAGAGCCTAGAAACGCCATCGTGAGCATTTCGAGCCACGGCACACAATCTGACCCATACGAAGCAGAGTGCTTTGCCAAACACTGCCGCAAGGCGCTGGAAGTACTGCAACCAAGCGGTATTTTGTGGTACGGCAAGTGCCCGGCGGAGTTCGACTGGAACGTGACCAAAATTAAGCCATTTCAATACGAAAGGAGGCATTACCGTGAGTAAAAGAGGTTCGGGCAGCTCCGCGAGAGCAGGGGGCGACTATTCAAAAACGGACTATAACGAAGCGAAATGGGCTGGATTTTCGTCTATCGAAAGTAAGCAGATCGCGCAGGCAGTAAAGCTTGTAAGAGAAACAGAAACATACAAAAACTATGCGGAGCAAGCAGAACGGGTTCTAAACAACCCAAACTTCGCTGGTGCAAAGAATTACACGTTTGAAGGGTTAAAAAAGTCTTGGGTTGCTACACAAGCGGTAGAAGAAAGAATTAGTAAAGCGGTTGTGTTACACGATATTGATGCTTACCCAAAGCCCGAATTTACATCAAAGCAAACGACTTTCGCAAGGGATATTATTCTCAAAGAACTTGGAGTGGACAACCCAAAGTGGGAAAAGCGCCGTAAGTAAGGAGGATGCGCAATGAGCAAACGTGGAAGCGGAAGTTCAGCAAGAAAATCCTCTTTTGGTAACATTTCCATCGGAGGTGGATATAAAACATCGCAGGAAACACTAGAACTTGCAAAAATGGAATATGAATCCAATATGAAAGTTAAAGATACTCCTGACTGGATGGCAAAAGAACATCTTCTTAACAAAATAAAAAACAGAGGCGGAGAAAATCCACAAAAATGGGTTGAGGACAATCTAAAAGAGCGTGCAACAGGAATAAAAGCAGACTGGGAAAAAAGAACTAAAAGAGCAAAAAAATTCAAGTATAAGTCGCTTGAAGAATACAGAAACTCTAGCAAGCCAAACGGCAAAGGCCGCAGCGAAACAGAAATTACCTCTTCTACATACGAACGCGCACAAAAGCGACTGCAAAAGAAAGTAGATAGCTGGTTTAAACGATGAACTTTAACTACGACATCAAATTCACCGACAACACCCCGCAGCTGCATGAGGCGCTGGACGCATGGGCAAAGCGGGTGCTGACCATCTGGGGCATGAAGGTGCAGGACTACGCCCAGCTGCTTGTGCCTACCGGAACGGCAGACAGCACGGGCATTGAGGGCTACGTGGGCGGCGCGCTCAAGCAGAGCCTGACCTACGCCGTAGACCTTGCAAAAAAGACCGTGACCATCGGCAGCAACCTGTTTTACAGCGTTTATGTGGAGCTGGGCACGGGCATCTTTGCCGAGAAAGGCAACGGACGCAAAACGCCGTGGGTCTGGAAGGACTTCAACGGCAAATGGCACTTTACCCGAGGCATGGCCCCCCGTCCGTTCCTCCGCCCGGCGGTGGAGAATCACATTGACGAGCTGCGAGAGATCGCGGTGGAAGAAGGAAACAAGGAGGCGTAATTCATGAATTTGGAGAAAATGTTCAAAACACCAAAAGAAAAGTTCCTGCCCGATGATGTGAAAACTGCGCACTGCGAGGCAGAAGACCTTTTCCTTGAGCTTGCAACGCAGCTTGACGCACTTCCTGAAAGCCGAGAAAAAAGTCTGTGCATGACAAAATTACAGGAAGCGAAGTTTTGGGCGGTCGAATGTATCACCAAAGTTGCACGCAAAAACTAAATATTCAGCGGTTGGCGCACAGCGTCAGCCGCTTTTTTATGCCGTTTTAGCTCAGTCTGGCAGAGCACCGGACTTTTAATCCGGGGGCCGTGGGTTCAAGCCCCACAAGCGGCACCACACCGGCAGCACGTCCGGCAAAAAACCTTATTGCCAAGCATGGCAGCCCGAGCAAGGGCAGAAAGGACTATCACATGGCACTCGAACGAAAGACTCTCCGGGCGATTCTGGAAGATGAAACGACCGACACCAGCGGCAAGCTCAAGAAAATTCTGGACGTGCTGCATGAGGAAACGGACACCTTGCAGAACCAGCTCGATGAGAAGAACGCAGCCCTCGCCAAAGCCGAAAAGGACCGCGACGCAGCCAACGGCGGCAAGCAGGCCGCTGAAAAGGCGCTGACCGAATACAAGGCTCAGCAGACCCAGAAAGACACCCACGCAGCCAAGGAAGCCAAGTTCCGGGAGCTGCTGAAGTCCGCCGGGGTGCTGGACAAGTATGCTGATCGGGTCGTGCGGCTGTCTGGCGAGGATATCGACAAGCTGGAGCTGGACGATAAGGGCGAGGTCAAGGACGCCAAGAAGCACGCTGACAGTCTGAAAGCTGATTGGAGCGACTTCGTAGGCACTACGACCACCACCGGCGCAAAGGTGGACAACCCGCCCACCAGTTACGCCGGAACTTCTCCCGAGGATTTCAAAAAGATGAGCCTTGATGACCGCATCAAGCTCAAGAACAGCAACCCTGAACTGTACCAGCAGCTCCGGGCAAAGTAAGAAAGTGAGGCTATTATATGGCACAGACTGGCACTTTTGGCGGCTTCGACTTTGACGTTGAGGTGTTCGGCGACTACATGGCCGAGCAGAACACCATCGACACCAGCATCGAGGCCTCCGGCATCATCAAGGACGATCCCTCCATCATGGGCCTGATCGGCGAAAAGGGCAACGTTGCAACCATCCCGTTCTATACCGAGCTGGACGCAACGGCAGATAAGCCCCTGAACAACGACGGCAAGACCGACAACACCCCCGCTGAGGTCACTGGCAACAAGCAGACCACCATGCTCATCCAGCGCATGAAAGCATGGAAAGCTCAGGACTTCACCAAAGAGCTGACTGGCGCAAATCCGATGCAGCACATCGCAAATCAGGTCACACACTACTATCAGCAGGTCTGGCAGAATGTGCTTATGACCATCACGGACGCTGTGCTGTCTACTACCGATCTCAAGAAGCACATCTACGACATCACCAAGGTTGGCGATGGCAAAGTTACGCCGGAATCCCTGATCTATGCGCAGGAAGCCGCTTTCGGCGACCACGCAATGAGCGGGGGCCTGCTCATCATGCATTCCACTGTCTTTGCAAAGTATCAGGCAGCAAATCTCGTCGAGTTTGAAAAGTACACCACTCCGGGCGCTCTGTCTCAGGCTTCTCCGCTGGCACGCATCGGTGGGATGGTCGTGATCGTAAACAACGCCGTCACTTCCGCATCCATCACCGATGCTTCCATCAACGGCGGCAAGGCCACGACTGCATACAAGACCTATGTTCTGGGTGAAGGCTCTTTTGTGGGCTGCCGTAAGACCAACTACGAGAATCCCTACTACACCGACTACGACCCTGAAAGCAAGGCCGGCGTCCAGAAGCTGTACACCAAAGAGGGCCGAGTCATTCACCCCAACGGCATGAGCTTCAAGGTGGACAACGTTGCCGAAGCGTCCCCCAACGACACCGAGCTGAGTGCAAAGGCCAACTGGGGACGCCGCATGAAGCTGGAGAACATCCGCATCGGCCAGATGCTTTCTCTGGGCTAAAAATTCGGGGGTGACTTTGCATGACCGTCCCAGAGCTGTGCGTTTACACACACAATTTTTTTGACCGGGCGGACGACCCCGTTGCCGGGGAGTTTGCCTTTGAGCCGGACACCGTGCCCGCCGGGGTAGTGCCGGGGCAGTATTTCCTTGTGTGCGGATCCGTCTTCAACGATGGCGTGCACAAGGCCGGGGACGGCGATCTGACTGCCGAGACCTTCACCGGGACGGTGCAGCCCATGCGTGTGCCACCTGACTTCGTGGCGCTGGCTGAAAAAATCGACGCATACGACAAGGCGCTCCCGGCCGGCGGCGTGTATGTGTCCCAGTCCTTTGCCGGGTGGTCCGGCACGATGGCTACAGGCGCGGACGGCCTGCCCGCAGACGGCAAGACCCGCTATAAATCTGAGATCAATCATTGGAGGAAGATGTGACATGGTCAATCCGTTCGCTGCATCCACCGTGATGCAGGGCTTTACCAAAAAATACCGTTTTCAGACCCGCAGCTATGAGCCGGACGGCGTGGGCGGCTTTGTGTCCGGCTGGACGGACGGCCCCGAGTTTGAAGCCGTGGAGCGACACGACACCACCGTGGAAGCTCAGGTGGCAGAGCAGGCCGACACAGCATCCACCTACACGCTGCTTGTTGGCACCGGTGTTCCGCTGGCCTTCCCGGACTACATCAAGCGGGTGGACGGTGGGCAGACCTTCCAGATCACCAGCGCGGCAGATGAGGGCAAAGCCCCGCCGGAATCCGGCATGGGGCTGCGAGCCGTCAAGTGCAAAAAGGCGGTGCTGCCATGATGGGACCGTCTGAGAGCATCAACCGGGCGCTGAACACTTTTTTCAACGGCTTTGGCATCCCGGGCTATCTGGAAGATAACATCCCTCCTGCCGCTTCACTGCCCTATCTGACCTACAAGCCCACCATCCCCGGCGGGTGGAACGAAACGGCATCCTTCCACGCCCGGCTTTGGTACCCCAGCAAGGGCGGCAGAGCCCCCATCCTGCAAACCGAAGATACGATCAGC